CTGCTGATGGTACAAGTGGTCAAGCTTTGGTAACAGATGGTAGTGGTCAACTATCTTTTGACAATGCTGGTATATCAACAGGAAAAGCTATTGCAATGGCAATAGTATTTGGTTAATTAGGAGGAAAATATGGCAAACCCAAATATAGTTAATGTTGCAACTATTAATGGAAAAACTGATGTATTTGCTTTGACTACTACAGAAACAAATTTAGTTACAGCAACAGCAAATACAGTTTTTAAAATTAATTCTATTATAGTTTCAAATATTGATGGAACAAATGCAGCAGATGTAACAATTAAATATAATGATGGTTCTAATGATAGAGCTATTGCAAGTACAATTTCTGTACCTGCGGATGCTTCATTAAATGTAATTGATAAAAATTCTTCGATTTATTTAGAAGAAAATGAAATCATCAAAGGAACAGCTTCTGCAAATAGTGATTTAGAATGTTTAATTTCTTATGAAATAATTTCAGACTAAGGAGGTTCTAAACAATTATGGCACACTTTGCGGAAATTAGAACAGATAATAATGAAGTTTTAAGAGCTATTGTTATTACAAATAAAGACGTGGATGCACACGGCGGAGATTATTCTCAAGGTGCTGAAGACTATGTTAATAATTTAATGGCAAATGCACAAAGTGAATCAATAAAAGAAGAATTTGGTGGAAGCTATCCATCTACTACTTATTGGAAACAATGTTCTTATAATAAAAAAAGAAGAGGATGTTTTCCAGGTCCAGGTTCTACATATAATCCAGAATTAGATAGATTTGAAGGACCTAAATATTTTGATTCTTGGATTTTAAATGAAGAAACATGTCAATATGAAGCTCCAATACCAAGACCATCTCCAATACATGGAAATTATTTTTTAAGCACATCTTGGGATGAACCAAATCAAAGATGGATTGGCGCTGGAATAGATGGTAATCCTAATACTTATGTATGGAATACAGAAACTAATGTTTGGGAGGAACAAGTATAATGCCAAATGGTGGATTTATAGGAATAAGTTATGTTCCTTTTCAAGGAGATTTAATATCAGAATATTTAGGATCTGGAACTTTTACTAGATCAAAAACTACTGGAACTGTTTTAGTCGTAGCTGGCGGCGGTGAAGGTGGGAGCTCAGTAGGAGGCGGCGGAGGCGGAGGAGGAGTTATTCTTACTCCATCTTCATGGCCTTTACCCGCATCTACAGAAACAATAACTGTCGGTGCAGGTGGTTCACCTTCAACACCTAAACCTGTTCAACCTCCAGGAGATGCTGACCAAGGTGGAAATGGAATTGATTCATCATTTGGAACTGCTTTAATTGCAAAAGGCGGCGGAGGTGGTGGTACTTATTTTAACACTGGTGGTCAAGAAGGAGCACCTGGTGGATCAGGAGGCGGCGGAAGAAGATGGCCAAGTAATGGTGGTGGATCAGGAGATCAACCATCTCAACCTGGAGATTCAGGTACTTATGGACACGGTAATCCTGGTCAATCAGGAACTGGACCAGATTTAGGGCCTCCAGGTACAACTGGTTATGGTGCTGGTGGTGGAGGTGCTGGTGCAGCTTCTTCAGCTATTACTGGAGGATCAGCTTATCAAGTTACAGCTTTTCCAAGCTCTTTTGGTCAAGGTGGATATTACGCTGGCGGTGGCGGTGGTGGTTATCAACCAGGCACATCTGGAAACGGAGGTGGTGGTACAGCTACAACTGCTGGAGGAGCAGGCGGTGCTAATACTCAACCAGAAGGTTTAGCTAACACTGGAGGTGGCGGTGCTGGTAATGATGGAACAACATCACAAGGTCAAGGTGGAAGTGGAGTTATTTTAGTTAAACAAGAAGATGTAACTCAAAATGTTGCTGGAAGATGGTCTTTAAGAGATGTCTTAGAAGCAGTTAAAGCAGGAAACTGGACAAACACTTAATAAAAGAAAGACTATGAATGTTAATACAAAATCCATATTGGTATTTTAAGAAAGCTGTACCTGAAGATATCTGTGATAAAATAATAGACTTTGGTTTAAAACAACAAAAACATCAAGCTATAACCGGTACTTATTCTGGCAAAAAAAAATTGACAGATAAAGAAATAAATGAATTAAAAAAAACTAGAGATTCCACTGTTAGTTTTTTTAGTGAAAAATGGATATATGATATAATTTTACCTTATATAGGAACTGCTAATCAAAACGCTAAATGGAATTTTACTACTAGTTGGACTGAACCCTTGCAGTTTACAAACTATGGTATAAATCAACATTATGATTGGCATTGTGATAGTTGGCTCGATGCTTATAATGAACCAACTAATCCTAAAAAACATGGTAAAATAAGAAAGCTATCTTGTATACTTTCTCTATCTAATAGTAATGATTATGAAGGTGGGGATTTAAAATTTTGGATTCAAGATAAAAGCCCGGAAGAACATCAAACTAGAATTTCTTGTGAAGAAATTAAAGAAAAAGGAACTATAGTTGTATTTCCAAGTTTTATGTGGCATAAAGTGTTTCCAGTTACTCAAGGGAAAAGATACACTTTAGTTGCATGGTGTTGTGGTGATCCATTTATTTAAAATGAAAGAAGATAATTTTATAGGTATATTCGAAAATTCTTTTTCAAAACAATTTTGTGAAAAGTATATAAATATTTTCAATAGATATAAAGAAACAAATTTAATTCGTAAAAGACAAAGTGTAGAAGTTGAAGACGAAAGTATTTTTATAACTCAAAATATTACAGACGATATTGACTCTGTTAATATGAAAAATTATTCTAGAGAATTTACTGAAATATTTTTTAAACTTTATGATCAATATGCTAATAAATTTTCTATATTAAATAGAGTATCTAAACATGCAATCTATGATATAAAAATACAAAAAACTTCTCCTGGTCAAGGTTATCATATATGGCATACTGAACATGAAGACAAGATAACTAGAGATAGATTACTAGCTTTTACGTTGTATTTAAACACTGTAGAAAATGGTGGAGAAACAGAATTTTTATATCTTAAAAAAAGAATACAACCAAAACAAGGAACTTGTTTAATATGGCCTAGTGGATTTACACATACTCACAGAGGTAATTCTCCATTAGACCAAGACAAATATATAATAACAGGTTGGTTAGAGTATGGAGTTTAAATTAGATTCATTCTATATTATTAAAAAATTTGATGAACATTCTAATATTAAAGAAAACCTATTAAAAGAAATAAATAACACTAACTGTGATTCTTTAATTAATAAAGATAATTATTATTCCGACAATATAAATAGATTAGATTGGAATCAAAATACAGATTTTGAAAGAAAATGGGTAAAATTAATTTATGATAAATTAAATAAATTTTTCAATAGTGTATTTAAATCATTAGGATATGAGGATTGTATTATAAGAAATATTTGGTTTCAGCAATATAATAATAAGGGAACTCATGGTTGGCACACTCATGGTTTTACATTTACAGGTGCTTATTATTTAGATTTACCTAAAGATACTCCTGTGACACAAATAATATATCCTTATCAACAAAACAAACTAATAAATTTAAATGTTCAGGAGGGAGACATAAGTATATTTCCATCTTATGCCATACATAGATCACCAATTAATGTATCTAATTTTCAAAAAACCATTATATCTTTTAATTTAGAAATAGGAAAACCAACTAAAGATATACTTAATAAAATAGACTTGTTAAAAGATGTTCGAAACTAAAGTTGCTATAAAAGATTATTTGTGGTTATTTAAATATGATAATATAGATAATTTTAAATTATATAAAACCTGTTGTGAAATAGAAAAAGAATTAATTAAAAAATTTCCAAAAATAGAAAATAATAAATACGGATGTTTTACAAGTTATTATCATACAGAATATAATTTATTTAGTTTTCCTTGCACTGAATTACATAAATTATACAATAATTTATGTTATAGTTTTAATAAAGTTCTCAATATTGAAACTTCTTATTATTTTAGATGTTGGGTTAATTTGTTTAAAAAACAAAAAAATATTGATTGGCACAGTCACTGGCCTTCTGAATTAAAAACATATCACGGTTTTTATTGTGTAAATACAGAGGGTAAAAATGAATCTTATACTGACTATAGACTTGAAGATAAAAATGATATATTAAGAGTTAAAAGTAGAAATGGTTTATGTGTTTTTGGTAAATCTGAAAAAGATGAACATAAAAGTTCAGAATGGTTAAACGAAGGATATAGAGTGACAATAGCTTTTGATGTAATTCCAGTTGAAGTTTTAAGAAAAGAAGAAAAGTTTACACATAATTTTTTACATAATTATATACCTTTATATAAAATATGAGTTTTAAAGATAATAAATATATAATCGTTCAAGAAGCAATAAGTCAAGAATTAGCTTTTTTTCTATTTAATTATTTTTTATTGAAAAGAGAAGTATGTTCTACTTTAATTGATCATAGAATAATTGGGGAAAAAAATACAGAGTGGGGAAAATGGAATGACGATCAAGTTCCCGGTACTTATTCTCATTATGGAGATGTTGCAATGGAAACATTATTACCTTGGGTTTTACCTAAAATGAAAAAATATACAGAATTAGATTTAATTCCAACTTATTCTTATGCAAGATTATATAAAAATGGTGATGTATTACATAGACATAAAGATAGATCAAGTTGTGAAATATCCACTACCTTAAATCTTGGAGGAGATAATTGGCCTATATATTTAAGTCCATATGAAAATGTGGGAATAGCAGAGTGTGATGGAGGAGAAAAAGGAATAACTACAGCAAGTAATGCAAAAGGAATTAAAGTAGAATTAAGACCAGGAGATATGTTAATTTATTCTGGCTGTGTATTAGAACATTGGAGAGAACCTTTTGAAGGTAATGATTGTGCTCAAGTTTTTTTACATTATAATAGAAAAAAAGAAAATCAAATTTTATTCGATTCAAGAAAACATTTAGGTTTACCAGATTTTTTTAAACAAAGACATGACATATAGTTTTTATTATTTGGGTCCATTATTATTTCGTACTACAATCAGTAAAGAAGATATTGATAAATTAAAATCCATTTGTAACAAAGATAAGACGAAAGATTTTAGAAAAAAATTAGCTGGAATAATAGATCATGAATATCAAATTGATATTAAAGAATATACAAATATTATAGCTCCATATTTCAATTATTTTAAAGAAGCTTGTTATCAATTTTATAATGCAAAAGAAATTACTAAAATGGAAACAACTGTAGCTTGGGTTAATTACATGAAAAAAGCAGAAACTAATCCTCTACATATGCATCCAGAGTGTGATTTTTCTAGTGTTGTTTTTTTAGATATTCCCGAAGAATTAAAAAAAGAAAATAAAGAATATTTAGGTTCATCAAGTGGACCCGGTAGTATTCAATTTTTATTTGGAGAACCCTATAAGCATAATATATCACAAAAATCTTTTTTTCCTGAAACAGGAGATTTTTTTATATTTCCAGGAACTTTAAGACACACAGTGTATTCTTTTAAATCCGACATTGAAAGAGTATCTTTATCAGCAAACTATAAAATAGAAATGAAATGAAAATTAAAGATAATTTTTTACCTGAAGTTGCTTTTGAAAAAATATTTAAACTAATGACTTCTTCAATGTTTCCTTGGTATTATCAAATTTCTCAAACAGTTGATAAAAAAGAAAAAGATAAATCTTATCTTTCACATTTAATATATTCAAATAATATGCCTCAATCTAATAATTACGAAGATATTATGCTTCCTATATTATTTGCTTTAGACAAACCAAAATCTTTAATTTCATGTAGAGCTAATTTATATATCAATAGAAATGAAGTTTATAAATCTAATTATCATACTGACGACTGTGATGAAGAAAATAAATGGAATCATAAAACAGCATTATTTTATGTAACTGAAAATAATGGATATACTGAATTTAAAAATGGTAAAAAAGTAGAATCAAAGAAAAATAGATTATGTATTTTTGACGCTTCTGAAGAGCACAGGGCTGTAAGTCAAACTGATGAGGATAGAAGAATACTTATAAATATAAATTACATAGAAAAATAAGTTTTTATTTATATAAAAAATAGTATAATTTTTGTTTTAATTTGTATATACTTTACAATTATGCCATTAACTCAACTTAATTTTCAACCTGGTTTAGACACTGAAAACACCGAAACAGGTGCTGAAGGTAGATGGACAGATTGCGATAAGATTAGATTTAGAAAAGGATTACCACAAAAAATAGGTGGTTGGACTAAATATAGTGATGATTATTATATAGGAAGACCATCAGATATCGCTTCTTGGATTAGTTTAGATGGAAATAGATATCAATCAATAAGTACAGATAGAAAAGTCTATGCTTACTTATCTGGAACTAATCAAGATATTACGCCTATTAGACAATCTAATAGTTTAACATCTGTATTTACTACAACTGATACTAGCTCTAATGTAATAGTGAATCATTCAAATCATGGGGCCACTTTAGGTGCTTTTGTAACAATATCTAATGTATCGGCAAATGTAGGAGGTATTACTACTACAGATTTAGAAAATGAATTTGAAATAGTTTCTATAAATAATACTAATGCTTACACTATTACAACACCTGGAACAGCTACTTCTACAGTAACTGATTCTGCTAATTGCGATATATCATATCAAATAAATACTGGGCCTAGTATACAAACTTTAGGTTATGGTTGGAGCTCTGGTACTTATTCAGCAGAAGCTTGGAATGAACCACGTTCTACTTCTGAAGTTACACTAGATATGAGACAGTGGTCTTTAAATAATTGGGGTGAAGATTTAATTTTAACTCAAAGAGATGGAGCTACTTACGAATGGGACGAATCAGGCGGTATGACTGATAATAGAGCTACACAAATTGCTAATGCTCCTACAGCTTCTACTTTATCAATAGTATCTAC